GGAGTTTTCGACTTGCTTGAGGCCCGGATGAAGGTTGCCGAGGCGTCCATGGACAACCTGATGACTGTCGGGTTCTTCTCGGACGGCACCGGGACGGGCGGAAAGCAGCTGGACGGCCTGGCCGCTGCGGTGGACCCCTCACCCACCACTGGCATCTACGGCGGCATCAACGCCGCCACGGCGGGCAACACGTTCTGGCACAACTACGCGCTGGACACGAACGGGGCGCCGGCTGCCTCCACCATCCTCGGCCACTTCAACACGGCGATGGCGAATCTGACGTTCGGCAAGGACCGTCCCAACCTCATCATCGTGGACGACGGCGTGTGGGCCCAGGTTGCCGCGGCGATGCAGACCCTGCAGCGCTTCTCGGACCCCGGCACGGCAGACGCGGGCTTCCTCCACTTCAAGCATATGGGCGCAGAGATTGTGCTGGACGCGTCCTGCACGGACGTCACGGCGTACTTCCTCAACACCAAGTATCTGCACCTCAAGTCCCACAAGGACCGGAACATGGTGCCGTTGGGCAAGAACCGCACGGCGATGAACCAGGACGCGGAAGTCGCGATTCTGGCGTGGGCAGGAAACATGACCTGCAGCGGCCGCCGGTACCAGGGACAGATTCTCTTCAGCTAACCCGTGTGAGGCGGGCGGCAGGACATCGCCGCCCCTCTCCTTCACTCAACCAAACCTTCAGAAGGAATCACTCACATGGCAATCACAGCAAGCACTTGGAAGCCTGTCGGCGTCATCGGACTCAATCAGGAGATTGCAGACACCAGCACCACCCAGCACCACGCGCTCGGGGAGATTGTGGAATGCAAGGACGTGGGCTCTACCGCCCGCGGCTACGGCAAGTTCATCTACCTCAAGGGCGTGGCCTCCACGGCGGCCGGAGATGCGGTTGTCTTTGACCTCTCCGACTGGAGCACCGTCCGCACCGTGGCGGCATCCATTGGAGACCTCGCCGTCGCGTGTTCCGCGAACGTGGCCGGCCCCAACTACGGCTGGTACCAGATTGAAGGCATCGCCAAGGTCACGTCAGGCACCGTGTTGGATAACGGACTTGTGTACACCACGGCGACGGACGGAAGCTTGGACGACGCACAGGTGGACAGTCAGCAGGTGCTGAACGCTCAATTCCGGTCTGCTTCCGATACGGGCTTTGCGCTCATCCAGCTGAACCGCCCGCACGCCGGCACTGACGACCAGCTGGCGTAGTCGCTTTGGGCCATCGCAGCACGCCCCCTCGTGTGCTTGCGAATGGTGGGGCGCCCGTCATCCCGACGGGCGCTCTTTTGAACGAGGGGAAAACGCTACGAGGGGACACACATGCATGACGCTTCTGGCTTTGTAGACATGACGTCGTACGAGGCACAGGCCCGCGAAGACGCGGCTCTGTTGGTGCGCTTTGAGTGGATGGATGTCGTCGACGTCGACGCCACCAAAACCAACGGGTACACCACGTACAAGCAGAAAGAATTCGTCCGCATTCGCATTCCCGGTTCCCATGAGGAACGGGTGTTGAAGGTCAAGGACGAGCACAAGCGCCGCTTTCCCAGGGCATGGGCCGCATTCAAGGCAGGCGACGCGAACGCGATTAACGGCACGGCCCTCAAGGAATGCCCGCTGCTCAATGCAACCGAAGTCTCCATGCTGAATCACCACAGCGTGGTTTCGGTGGAACAGCTGGCGGCGCTCTCAGACGAGAACATCTCCGGCATGGGCCACGGCGTCCGTCTGCTCAAGGAGCGAGTCAAGCCGTGGCACGAGGCCCGGAAGAGCGCCAAGCCCATGGCTGAGCTGAGGGCCGAGCTGGAAGAGGAGCGCCAGAAGCGCCAGTCGCTGGAAGAGAGGCTCGCTGCGCTCGAGGCCGGCTCTCACGGCAACGGCGCAACCGGACCGCAGACGCCCGTGAAAGAGCCACCCAAGAAGCGAAACCGCAAGCCCAAGACAGTCCCAGCGGAGAGCTAACAGCCCATGGCCCACTTCGACACCGCGGCGAACATCGTCAACAGCGCCGGCAAGGAGCTGGGCATCATTGCCTCGGACATTGCGGACCCGTGGGCCGAGACAGACCAGAACATCGTCCAGCTTTGCGCCCTGTTCACCCGGGCGGGGCGCATGCTGGTGCGCGCGCGCAACTGGAGCAGCCTTCGCCGCCACGCCATCGGGAGCCTGGACGGACTGCTGCGATACATCCCGCTCGCCGAGGACTGCGCGCGCTTCGTGGACGACTCGCTTTGGGACCGGGACGGACAGCAGCCCTGGCCAGGGCCGGCAACTCCGGCGCAATGGGCGGCCCTGCAGAACGGCGGATTGGTTTCAACGACACTCCCGCCCTTCCGGCAAGAAGGCAACATGCTCTACTTTTTCACGGAGCCCCCCGCGGTCGATTACAGCTACGAGTACATCAGCCGTTATTGGGTGAGCGTCAACACCACGGACAATCCGACAGAAGACGCGCCAGACGACCCGGCGCAAGTCATCTGGTTTGACGAGCCGCTGATTACCTCCGCCCTCAAGCTGGCATGGCTCCGTGCCAAGCAGATGGACACCACTTACGCCCAGGCGGAGTACGACGGCATTTACGCGGCCTGCGCGGGCGGAGACCAAGCCGCATCGACAATCCGGCTGACACATCCGAGCGGTCCGCGACTCCTGGATCAGAACAACCTCCCCGAGACGGGGTACGGCTCCTAAATGCTCTCTCGGCCAAAGAAAGCCCTTCCGGGCTCGTCCAGGCCGACAACGCTCCCCGCGCCCACGGGAGGCCTCAACACGTCCAGCCCGGCCATGAACATGCCGCCCACGGACTGCATGGTGCTCGTCAACATGCTCGCGGCCGAAGGCGGCCTACGCGCCAGGCTCGGAAGCCGCGAATGGGTGACGGGGTTGGAAGGCGCAGCGGACGACCTCGTCCGCACCGTCATCCCGTACGCAGGCAGCACGCCCAGCGCGACACGGCTCTTTGTCACGACGTCTACGGGCATTTTCAACGTCACGGCGTCCACGGAGACTCCCGCCGCTGCTGTGCTGACTTTCTCTTCCAGCGCCGGTAACGCGGGCCGCGGTGTTGCCCACGCCTTCACCACGCTGGCAGGCAACTTCCTTCTCTACTGCGACGAGGTGAACGGGTACCACGTCTACTCGGAGGCGGCAGGGACGTGGGCGGCCATCGCCATGGGTGGCGGCGGGACGCAGGTCTCAGGCGTTGACCCCACCACGTTCGTCTACGTGACGGTCTTCAAGGGCTTTGCCTGCTTTGCCAAGAGGGACTCCACCGACATCTGGGTGTTGCCGATTGGCTCCGTCTACGGAGCGGCGTCTCGCTTGGGCGTTGGCTACAAGCTTCAGGCGGGTGGTCACATTGTCGGCCTGTACTCTTGGACCTATGACGGCGGCTCGGGCCTGGATGACGCACTGGTGGCCGTGTCGAAGGGCGGCGACGTCGTTGTCTACCAGGGCACGGACCCCACGGCGTCTGATGCGTTTGGCATCTCCGGGGTGTGGGGCGTCGGGAAGATGCCGGAAGGTCGAAACCTCGCCACCCCCTTCGGCGGGGACCTGCTCCTCCTGACGCGCTCTGGAATTCTGCCCATGTCCCGCCTCGTGGTGGGCAAGCCGCTGGATGCCTCCGTCTACCAGACCGAGAAAATCCACAACCTCTTCAACCAGCTGATGCTCAGCCATGGGGACCTCCACGGCTGGAGCCTCAACCTTCATCCCGAAGAGTCGGCGCTGATTGTCACGGTGCCGCAGGGCACGGGCGTTCCGACGATTCAGCTCGCCATGGCGTTGGGCGGCAAGAGCTGGGGCCAACTCCGAGACTTGCCCATCTATTCGTGCGCCCCCTACGAGGGGAAGCTGTACTACGGCACTGTCGACGGCAAAGTAGGCATCAATGACGGCTACGTGGATGGCGTCACGCTGGCGGACCCGGACGAATACACGGCCATCCAGTACAGCGGCGTCAGCGCGTTCCAGAACCTCGGCTCTGGCTCCAAGAAGCAAGTGACGCTGATTAAGCCCTACTTCTTGAGCCAGTCATCTGCCCCGAGCTTCTCTGTGGGCGCCCGGTACGACTTCAACCTGACGGAGCTGGATGCCGTCTCCCTGTCCGCATCTTCTGGCGGAGTCTGGGACACCGGGCTTTGGGACGACATGCTTTGGAGTGGCGGCTACGCGGTTTCCACGGGCATTCGTGGTGCGGCGGGCATTGGCTCTAACGTCGCCATTGCGTGGCGTGGGGCGTCCGTCGACAGAACCGTGCTCACCGGCTTTGAGCTCAGCATTGCAACTGGAGGCGTCCTTTGACGACCAAACCCCCGACGGCGTCGAGCGGCAAATACAGGGACGCGGTGGCCAGCGTCGACTCTGCCGCAGATGACCAACTGAAGTGGAACCGACCCAACACGGCGAACCCGTGGGCCCAGCAGCAGTCGAACCCGGACGGCAGCGTAAGCCTGGGCTTTACGGGTCCGCTCAAGGGCGCGCAGGGCAACCTGATGGCCCAAGCACTTCGAGGCATGTCGTCCCCCACAGACTTCGGGGAATTCAACATCGGGACGGGGGACGACTTCCGAAACCAGGCCATCGGCTCCGCTCAGGGCCAAATGAACGACTGGCTCGCCCCGCTCCAGGGCGGACAGAACGACGCAGAACGCCAGCGACTGCTTGCGATGGGCTTCGACGAAGGCAGCCCGGAGTTCGCGGCCCAGATGGGCAAGGGCGATGGGGCTGCGGCGGACATGCAGAGCACCATCGGCAACGCGGCGATCGGCTTGGGCGCAGAGCACGGCGCAAAAATGCAGGGAATGGAGCTTCTGTCCAAGCAGCAGGGGTTGGCCGAGGCACTCCGCCAGCGCTCATTGCCCATGGAGCAGCTGTCGGCCATGTCGGGTCTGCTTGAGCAGCCGGGCTATGAGGCAGACGGCTCGATGATGCAGGGCGCGACGATGGGTCTCCAGGAGAAGCTGGGAGACTTCTGGGGCCAGCGGTCGAAGAATGAGCAGGACCGCGCGGCCATCGACTCCGCTTTCATGGACGGATTTGGGGCGCTCAATTCTGCAGCATCGTTCGGGGCTGGATTCATTAAGCCGAAGGGCGCGCCCACGAGCCTCGGAAAGGGTCCGGTGCAGAGCATATGAGCCCCGTTCAAGTCGTCGGCCAAGGCAATGGCAACACCGGCCCAAGAGACCCATTCGCCACGGACCTGGACCGCTACCGCAGAGACCTGGGCGGCACGGGCTACGACCAGGCCCGCTATAACCGTCCCACCACGTCGGGGCCATTCGGCTCCAACACGGTCGGCGCAGACGGAAGTGTCACGTCTTCCTTCTCGGGCGAATTTGGGCAACTCAACGACAACCTGACGACCCAGGCGGCCAACGTTGCGGCGAACCCCATGGACTGGGGCCAATTCGGCCAGCTCGGAACGGGCGAGGACGCTGGGCGCCAGACGGCGCAGGCGGCCTACTCCCAGAGCCTCTCTCGCCTCAATCCGCAGTGGCAGAAGTCAGAGAAGCAGCTGCGCACCAACCTCTATCAGACGGGCGGAGCAGACTCTGACGGCGGAGACGCCACCATGGGCGAGTTCGGGCGGGCGAGAAACGACGCCTACGCGGGCGCCATGACGGGCGCGCTCCGGCAGGGGATGCAGGCCCAGCAGTCCGCGTTTCAAGGCAACTTGGCCTCACGTCAACAGGGCGTCGCCAATGCGCTCCGCGGACAGCTCCAGCCCTACGAAGAGCTGGGCGGGATGCAGGGCTTTCTTCAGCAGCAGCCGCAAGTGGGCCAGGACAACACGATGCTCATGCGCGACACGGCCGTTAACCAGACCGCCCAGGTCAGCGCGATTGCAGGCGCAGAGGGCGACTACACGCGCCAGCTAGAGAACCAGGGCGCATTCAAGGACGGGCCGGGCGACAAGCCAGGGGACGGCGCGCGACGCAAGGCCGCCTATGACAAGTGGCCGCTCGAAACGCGCAAGCTGGCGGCTATGGCTGGACCTGAATTGACGGCCCGTTGGCTGAGCGGAGCGTAACCAATGGCGATAAACAGCGGACAAATCGGCGTAGAGTTGGAAACCCTGCAGGGCATGACGCCAGAGGAAAAGGCGGCCCTCGTTGGCGGGGAATACGTCCCCGAGCGTCTCCGAGAATTCGAGCGGGCAAGAAGCGGACGCGAGGCCATGCTTCGCAACCAGCTGCTTTCCGCCCAGCAGATGGCTGGCCAGCACACAGAAGCCCGGGGCAACTCAACCCCCGCGGCCATTGCTTCTATCGTGTCGAACGCGCTCCGGACGTTCGGAGGCATGGCCCAGTCCCACAGGAAAGAGCAGGAGTTGGCCGGCGAACAGGCCGAATCCGCGCGGCTTCATGAGGAGCTGATGAAGCGGGCAGAGGGCGCATCGGGCGCGGGCCTTGCCACCAAGCAGCGCGGACTGGCCGGCGCCCTGCTCAACTACGGCTCCGGGGGCTACGGGATATGAGCGACCTAGACCTACTGGCGGACCTCGTCCCGATACGGCAGCAAGCCAAGCTCAAGGCCATGGCCCTGCGCGGCGAAGAACCGCAGGTAATGGCTCGCGAGGCGGACGCGCTGTCGGGCGTTGCCAGCGCGCTGGCGGGTCTGGGCGGTCGTTCTGTGCGCGCAATGTCGCAGGACATGGGTCAACGAGGCGACGCGCTGCGAGCGCTGGCGTCGTCAGCGCAGGGACGACAAGACCAGATGGCCTACGAAGACAAGCGCGAGACTCGGCGCCGTGGCGAGCACCTGTCGGACGTAGCGTCGT